CGTGTGGAGCCCGCGAAGGGAGTACCACCAATCAAGTTGATCGGGCGAAGGCCATAGGGAGAAGCTGTAGTAGCCATGATAGGTCTCCTAGAAGGCGGGGATCACAGCAAGCAACGGATGCTACTTGCCAAACGAGGTGCGTGAAGACCGTTCTGGTTTCAGTACGGGCATACGGGGGTCGGAGTTACGCATGTAGTTGTTGTCAACCGCATCCATTGCGCGGTTGGTTTCCTCTAGCTGAACCTCAGTACGAGATTCTGCGATGTCCTCCGAGATTGCACAGAGAAGGAGCCCACCCACTTCGATGTTGTCCTTGAACCGGGAGTCCAAGTCCGAAACGAGCTTCATCTCAGGGTGATCTGTGGCTTTGACCGGGGTGTAACCCTCACGGAAACGAGTAGACACATTGGGGTTGTCTGAATTACCCAGTAGGGAGGTGCGAACCCAACGGAACTTCAATCCGTCACGGGCTTCGGGGGTGGGTAACGCCGATGGACGAGTCCATGTCTTTTTGCGCGCTGTTGCTTCGCGAGTCTCAGAGGTCCGGGGGGTACGATCAACCATTTTTGGCATCCTTCAGAAGTTGCGCCGCATACTGTTCGGGCTTTAGGCCCAGCCGCTTGGCGAGAGCGGCCTGTGTCGAGGTCAGTTTCACACGGCGTGGTGAAGGCGCGGAACGTCCCGCAGAGGCCACCACGTTAGCCGATCTCCGCTGGGCGGGAGCGACCTCGACCCCCCGCGCGTTGGAAAACTCGTCAGCAAACCGTCTCCGGACTGCTGTATCGATGCCAGTATAGTACGTTTCACTGTTCGTATCAACACCTTCGCGTACAAGGCGCTCATGGACACCCAAAGCGAACCCAGTCATCTCACTGTTCTCGCCGTACCAGCTGTTATTCTCGAGCCACGTCTTCTGCCGCGCGTCCAGTTTTACTTCTGGTTGCTTGGCCTGCTGCGGCGCCTGTTGCTGTACCGCGGGCTCTGCCGCGCGCGGGGCGGGGCGGTAGTTCTGCAGTTGGGTCAGCCTACCCTGCAAGTCGATAAGACGCGACTGCGCGTCGACCAACTTATCCGAGTCGCCCAGCTCATACGCCGCTTTATATGCGGCTTTGGCGTTGGCCAACTCCATCTCGACCCGGCCTTTGGCCTGATCTACCACGGCTGACTGGCCGTGCATCAGCTGGTCCTGCAGTTTTGTGTTTTGGTCGTGGACAGCCTTGGCGTACTTCACCGCCTCTTCGCGTTCGCGGGACGCTGCCTCGCGTTGGCGGGCCGCCTCTTTCGCCTCGAACGTGAGCTTCTTGATGCGTTTCTGCACCGACTCGCTGTAATTTTCGAGGTCGCCCTCGTCGGGGATATCCGCTTCGTTGGTCGGCTCCGCGCGCCGTGGTTTCTCGTCCTCGGCTACGTCGTCTACGATCTCGATCTCCAGCTCGGCGTCTTCGTCGAACAGGTCGTCGGCCTCTTGGTTTGCTTTCGTATTCATATTCATGCCCTCGCAAATCCGCGGGGGTCATCTACCACCGCTTCTACTGTGTCGTCGTTGATCAGGCGGAACTCTTTGCCGCCAATCTTGAACCGAGTGCCCGAGTACGAGCGGAAGATCACGAAATCTCCCTCTTTACACCATGGGCCGCTCGAGAATTTGTTGGCGTCCGAATACGCATCCGCACCTACCGCGATAACCATCCCGATGATTGACGCCGTCTGTTCTGCGTTCTTCATGCTATCTGGGCGATATACGCCACCCGTGGTCTTCTCTTGCACGTCCAGCGTCGCAATGAGCAGGTGGTACCCCACCGGGGTCGGAAGTTTGAGGCGTGTCGCCTCGTCTAGTGGTGTTGGTTCGTACATCATATACCTCGTGCAGCGGTTTCGGCCCGCTGTAACCGTCGCCAGACTACCCGGCATGCGCTACAATATGTAGCGGTTACTCAGTCCTCAATATACCTCTGCTCGATTTCTGTAATATCGGCAAGCATTATCTCGATCGCCTCTACCTTTGCGGTAGCCTTTGCGTACTGGACGTAATCCTTAGCGCCCCCGGCTAGAAGGTACTCGGTTACCTGCTCTTTGTACTCGTTCATGCGGCGACGAAGGGCCTCTAGTTCGTTCACTGTCCACCTCCCTGTGGCTTGGTTGCATCTCTGATGATCGCTTCGGCGGCTTTAAGGCCCATCTCGGCGCCTTTCTGTTTCTCCGCGCTGGACTCCTTACGGATGTCCGTCGCCAGCTTGGCCCCGATGTTAGCCCCCGCGCGCCGGTCTTCGGATTTGATCCGATCGGCCTGAACTTCCACGTTCGCCATGCGGATTTCGGCGTCCAGCTTCAGCTTTTCTAGGTCCATGAGTGCATCGTGCTTGGCCTGCGCTTCCTTCAGCGACACCTCGCGTTGCTTGATCTCCAGCTCGGCGCGTTGAATTTGCGTGAGTGGGTCTTGGGCCGCCTCTTGGGCCGCCTGCGTCGCGGCTGCCACTTGATTCTTCTGCAGCAGCTTACCGGCTGCGGCCGCTGTGAGGCGCGATATCTCGCGCTCCACATCTTCAGGCAGCGTATCTTCCGGGTCTGGCATCTCTACGCCCAGCTGTTGCTGGATTTCCACGCGGTACTGCATCGCCACGTGCTCGGTGATGTGTGCCGCCAATGCGCTCTGGATAGCTGCCGCAAACGGTGACTGCCCCACAAGCTGCGTGATCTTGGGGTCTTGGGCCGCGGCCAAGTGCACCGCTATGTGCGCCTCGTGGTCCTGATAGGAGAACGCCTTGATCGGCTCTTGCTTCAGGATCGCCATGTTCTCGGTGACTGGGTCCTTCGCCTTGATGTCTTCGGGCAGCTTGATGATGTCGTCCGCGTCTTGGATGCCCAGTACCTCGAGCATCTGACGATGCAATTTGCCAAGGTCATACAGCTGGGGCGCCTGTTGCGCCAACTGCAACGCCGCTTGATACTGCACAACCCGCTGCGCCATGGTGGCGGCATTTGGGTCAGACACCGGTACGACATCGACACTGCGGTTAAAGTCGTCTACGCGGCTGAAATCGCCCTCGATCTGGTAGTCGTACTGCGCCGGCATGTAGTCGTGGATCACCGACGCGATCAGCCGCAGTTCACGCTTCAGCGACGCGTGCAGGCGCGCTTGTACGCCGGTCATCACTTTCATGGACCGCTCGAGCAAGGCCAGTGTGGTACCTACTGGCGCCTCGGGGTTCATGTTGCCCACTTGCACGTCAGCCACGGAGCCGATGCGCCGGCCTTCCTCAACCACGTTGCCGAGTAGCTGATACAAGACTGCGGACGGCTCTTTGTACGGGAGCGGGAACAGCGACTCGCGCAGTGTCCCCCCGCCCACGTCTACGTCACGCCACTCGCCGGGCTGTAGCGGGGTGCCGTCACCTTTAATCCGCATGCCACGGGCCTTCAGGCCTGCAGGCAAGTTCGACAGCGTACCGGCATCGATGAGCTGACGCATGATCGATGTCGCGGACTTTGCAAGCCCACCAATCATATGGATAAGGCCAGTGCCGTAGAACCCCATGCCGGGCAGGTACCGATAATGCACAAAGTGCATGCGCTTCAGTTTGCGCTTGTCGTCGTCGTACCAATTCCTGCGGATCGCCAGAATCTCGCGGGACGACTTGTCGATCGTGACCACATATGGCCGCGGGATGCCGTCCGGGTCGTCGTGTTCTTCGGGCATGTTCATCGTCACGTGCATTTCCAGCACTGTGTGCCGGTCATCGTCGTCGATCACGGCCTCTTCGCCGTTCATCTCGTCGTATTTCTCTTGGATGTCGGACAGGTCCGCTGTGGGTTCCGGTAGCTCCACGTCACGGTAGAACCCCCCGGCCTGCAGCTTCATGATCTCGATCGGCGTCTTCTTCATCACGTGCGTATAGCGCTCACATGTCTGCAGGTCCGACGCGCCGTACGACACGACGAAATCTTCGGCGGGCACAAACGCGGACACCGCACGCTCGAGCAGCGGGTCATAATAGACCTTTTTGAACGAAGACCCCGCCAGCGGTAGCCGGAACAGCATCTGCTCCATCTCTTCGCGGTACTCGGGCATGTGCTCGGTCAGCTGGTAGTTCAGTTCTTGCTGTACTCGCTGCGCCTGCTCTGTCTTCTCTGGTGTCAGCTGGCCGACGATCTTTGTCCGTACCGGGCCAGAGGCGGGGAACAACTCACCCATGGCCTGCGCTTGGAACCGCACCACGGCCTCGGTCAGCATCGGGTGGAACACCCCGGACGCGCCTTCCCATGGCTGGGTGCGCTCCTCGATCTTCATACCTAGCAGGTCAAGCCCCTTGACATAGGCCTTAGCCCAGTCCGATCTCGACATCCTGTCGGAGTCGAACGACGTCACGAGCTCGCTGGCCATGCTGCTCAGCACGTCCTCATCAATGAAGTCCGCGAGGTTCGCGTCGTGATCTGGGTCTTCTATGAGCTCGCCGTCCTCGTCTAGCTCCAGCTCGACGATGATACTGCCGTCTTCGTCCGCTTCCCCGGGGGGCATCTCGATCTCGACTTCGAGTGCGTCAGGGTCCTCTGCACCAAAGGCGTCGGTCATATATGCTTCGGTAAAGGGCTCGAGCGGTTTCTCAATGGCCATGTGGTGCTCCTAACGTGCGTTTCGCTAATAGTAGTCTACTTTGCCTCTATATGGCAACTCGTCGTCTTCTTCGTCTGTAGGCAGGCGCAGAAACCCCCCTTGGCGGAACCTCAGCAGGGCCATTATGCACGTATCGACGTGGTCATCGTTGGCCATAAACGGGAACCCCGCGATCTCCTCCACGACCTCCTCGGCCCAGCGCCGCTCGGGTACCCAGCACATCCCGGCCGATATGATGTCGGCCACCGAGTTCAGGCGGGCCATTTTGTCACCCGTGCCGCGGTGCGGCGTATACTCCTGCACAGGGATACCCGCGCGGCGCATTTCTTGGTAGAGGGCGGTACCGGCGGACTTTTTCTCGACGATGAACGCGTCCGGGTTCCACTCCGTGTACTCCTCCATCGCCATGCGCTTCAGTTCAGGGAACTCAAGGCGCCGCTTTATGGCGTTCAGCAGGATGATCTGGTGCGAGTTCTCCTGCTCATTCTTGAACACACCCCACGTCGTCAGCGAGGTAAAGTCGGCACGGTTGTTTGTCTCGGCCGCCGCATCGAGAGACATGATCACGTACTCGCACGTCGGCGGGTCTTCCTTATCCCACGACCGCCACCATTCGCGCTTGATGATCGCTGCTTCTTCCGCCGTGGGGGTCTGTTGGTACTGCGCGTTCCACTGGAACACCGGCATTGATGCTTTTGTGCGCCGTAGCGCCGGCAGATCGAAGAACTCCGGCCATAGCGCTTTCTCTACGATGGTCTCGTTGCCGTCGTCGTCCGTAACCGGGACCGACATGATCGCGGGGAACTCGAAGACCTCGTACTGATCTGCGCCCTCGTTAGCGGTCATGTCCGCGATTAGCCGCCCGATCATGTCCGACTGATGCCATCTGGTGTGGACAACCGCCACGGCACCCCCGGGCATTAGGCGTGTTCTGGCGCCGTAGGCGAACCACTCGTACGCCTTCATGAACACGCCATAGTTGCCGTTAAGCACGTCCTGTTCCGAGTGGGGGTCGTCGATCAGCAGCAGGTGGGCGCCCCGGCCCGCCAAGGCCGAGCCAACGCCTGCGGCAAAGAACTCGCCCCCTTTGTCCGTGTTCCACCGCCCCGCGGACTTGGAGTCCGACGCCAGCTTCACGTCCGGGAACACTTCCCGGAACGCCTCGCTATTGATCAGGTTCCGCACCTTACGGCCGAAATCTACGGCGAGGTCTGTGGTGTGCGACACGAGCATCACCTTGTGCGACGGGTTCCGCCCCAAGTACCACGCTGCGTAGTATATAGACACCAGCTGGGATTTACCGTGGCGTGGTGGCACGGAGACGCATATCCGGTCTTTCCTGCGCGCCTCGATATCCTCCAGCAGCCCCGCCAGCTTCCTGTGGTGGGCACCGATCTTGTAGTCGGACTGCATGTGTTGGCAGAACGCCAGTAGGTCCGTGCGGAGTGTCTGCAGGCGCTGGCGTTCTGCCAGATCGCTGACTATCCCTTCCAGCTCTGCCAGCTCACCCGCATCCAGATGGTCTATGTTGGCCAGCAACAGGTCTATCTCGATCTGAGTGAACGCCGGGGTCGTGTCAACCATCGATAATGTCCGCGTCGTCGATGTCGGTGTCGGGGCCCGCTGGGGTCACGTTCTTCATGGCGTTCAGCTTTGCACGCAGCTTCTCGCGGATGTCGTCCGTAGTCTGGTGCGTGACCGTCACCTCGCTGCGCTCCGTGAACAGCCCGACGTCGGTGATCTTCCCCAGCAGCTCCAACGCCCGCAGGCGGATGCGTGGGTCCGGGTTCTCCGTCTCGTCGATCAGCTTGTTGGTCACCATGTGCCGCACTTGGATGGAGTCTTGCACCACCGCATGTCCGAACCGGTTGAGGATATCAGCCGTCATCTTCAGCGCAGCCGGTGTGAGCCGTGCCATCCTTGCCGGCGTGGCCGCGGCCGACGTGGCCATCGGGTCTTTGGCGTACTGCGTGGCCAGCGCGGCCGCCGTCTGCATGTCTCGCTCTGTGGCATCCGTCTCAAGTCCGTGGTCCGCAAGCATGCGCGCCGCGTTTGCCGCCGCTCGAGCCGTCTGTAGCAAATCCCGCTGGCCTGCGACGTCGTCTTTGCCGGGCACGGGGATGTCCGCGTCTATATTAAGGTGCAGCGACATGGCTGATGTTTCCTGCGTTGCAGCGCGATAGGCGCCGATAACCCGCATTGTAATGCACCGGGGGGCCTCTTGTAAACGGGGGACCCATTCTGGCGTTTTTTCCTT